AATAGCATAGTCAGCAACGATACCACCAGTTTGAAATACCATTCTTTTATCGTTGTAATAGATATCGTTAAACACATATGAACTGGCAGTGCCTGATATTAGGTTGCCTGTTTTTTCAGCAACACTGAGCACAAAGTACATGGTTTGATTGTTGTCAGTTAACCAAGCATCTGTGATAACTCCACCAAAGGTAGCCGTTCCATACAACACTGGCAAACGGTATTCACTGTCTGGTTGAACTTGTATTCTTGATCCTGGATCAATCATTGTGGTTTGAATAGCGGCTTTGTTTGCATCATTTTCTTTTTTGGTCATTGAACTAACCTTGTTCAATGCAAAGCCCATCATTGCGGCTTTTGCAAGTCCTGATCCAATGCTATTACCGCCTAAGAAACTGCCAACTGTTTTAATTAAACTGCCGGCATTGCCAACAATATCTGATAACCAATTCATTGCGGTGCTCCAAAGTTAAAGTCACTTCTCATCAAATTGGGTACTCTATCCATACTGGCATCAGTTGGAAAGAATTTTCTTTGATCAGTTGGATTGGTTCTGCGTCCTGTTATTTTGTTATTCAACAGACCCACTTCACTGGCAATAGTATACACTATGGTATTTGAACTGCTGAGTGATGGATGATCGTGATCCTCTGTGATGCCCCAATTGGTTAGTATTCCTCTGAATGCCTGTGCTGGATTTGTTACACCTGCGGTGACTACAATCTCGCCTGTGACTATATCAAACACACCTCTATACATTCTAACTGCACTGCCTCTATAGTCTGTGCTGAGTACGCTTTGCATAGCACTGTCTGGAATGCCACTCACTGTGAGCACAATCTCTTTGCCACTTGCTCTAATCTCACTTGGTTGATTGGTAAGACTCATCAAACTGCCCAAGCCAGTGAAGTTGATTGAATCAATGGTGTAGTCTTTGAAGTAGTCTGAAAATGTTAATGTTAGTGTACTGTTGACCACTATTTCAATAAAGGTATGAGTTTGGATTGCAACTTGGGTGTCATATGCCATTACACTAAACTCTCATAGAATACAAAAGGTCCGCTCCATGATATCTGATCACGAGCAAATATGTTCCAGTCCGGAAATTGTGTACAGATAACAGTCCACACACAGTTCTCTGCCACACGCAATGTTACTCCAGTACCTGCGGCATCCAATAAAGGTCTGCTAAGTGTGACAATCGGGTTGGTATAAACTACATCAGCACTCACTGTGTAACAACTGCCTGAGGCACCCAATTGAATTACATCACCAGCACGGAAGTTATATCCTGATGTGGCTTGTCCACCTGTTAGTGTTATGGTGTTTCCTGTTGTCCAACTTGCAGTGATAGCAGTTTTGTCTGCGGCATTGCCTTGGTATGCCAATAGCCAACTGGTATAACCTGCATCACTTAAACTGATGGTGCTGGTTGTGAATCTATCCAATGCTTCAGCAGTGGCAATGTTTTGTCTATAGTCACTCCATCTTGGTCCTTCTGGTACTACCACTTCAAAGCGCCAAACTTGGCCTCCTCTTGAAGTTGCTCTCACAGTTCCATCACGACTGGTTGTGCTAGAGACTACCCCTCGTTGATTGACACTAATTGATTGTGCATTATCAAATATCCATTGGAATGACATCTATCTATCTCCTTGTTGCAAGGCTTCGACGGCCTTGTTCTGTAACTGCATAAATTAATCCTGGGTCACGAGCTACCAATGAAGCAAACGAACTTGCATCAACTGCATTGATGTTGTATGTTACATTGGTACCGCCTGACATTGGTGTTACCATTCCTGGACCACTTACCATTTCTGGACCACGCTCTCCTACAATACCATATCCACCTGCTGGAATCATTCCACCATTTGCAAAGAAGCCGGAGAAGAACTTGCCTACTCCACTAACTGCTCCGCTGATTGAGTCCATAAAGCCACCTCCTGATGATTTAGCTGGTGATTTACTTCCACCAAATATTGAACCAATGCTTGAACCAATACTTGATATGGTATCCATAAAGCCTCCACCTGAGGATTTACTTGGTGCCTTACTGCCACCAAATATCGAACCAATACTTGAACCAATACTTGATATTGTATCCATAAAGCCTCCACCACCTGATGATTTACTTGGTGCTGAACTGCCACCAAACAATGATCCAATACCATCAATTACACTGCCTAGTCCGCCTCCACCACTTGAACCACTACCACCTAGTCTAGGAGGTGAAGCGGCACCAAATACCTGTGCAATAGTCTGTTGAATTTGTGCTCTCAATAGTTCTTCTAAGATGCTACTGACAAAGCCTTTCCATTCAAACTTACCTGTCTTGGCAAAGCTGACAATTGAGTCTTCCATGCCTTTTGTGGCTTTGCTAAACACTGATGCGGCTCTCTTGGCACTGTTGGTTGCATCACTTTGATAGTCTTTGAATGCTTTGCTCCAACCATAACTCCATGACCTTTGATACTGATAGCTTTTCATTGCCAGTTCGCTTTGTGCTTGGATAGCCTGTTGTCCTGCGGCAGTTATTGAATCAATCTGTTGTTTGATTGCGCCATTTGGATCACCAGTTTCGTCGATCAATGCTTGAAGCTTTCTAACTTCTGTGCTGATATCTCTACTGATGCCAGTTTTAATTTTGAATATGCTTTTTGCAAGCTCATCCATGTTCAACATGGCTAGTTCATTTTGTGCATCTTTGGTGCTCTGTGACATGTTGAGAGCAAAGTCTTTGCTTGCTTGACTTGCTTCTGTCACTGCATCAGCAAGTTCTTTGGCTTTTTGTGTGCTTATTTCTAATGCTTTTTGTCGTGCTTCTTCTGCTACTTTTGCCTCAAGAATTCCGCCGGCAATTTTTTCAACAAGTGGAGCCTGTTTTGCATATTCTTCATTGAGCAAAGCCATTGATTTTTTCACTTGTTCAAGTAGTTCTGCATTCTTTTTTGGTTCGCGATTGAGTTCTTTGTACTTGTCTGTTAGTGTTTGAATCTGTTCATTGTGTTGTTGTTGGAAGTTTGCTATTGTTTCATTGTAGCGAATCTGTTCTTGAGTCAGAGATAGGTTTTTCTTTTCAGTTCTTAGAGCATCAATGGTAAGACTGTTTTTCTTTTCAAAACCTTCTTGAATTTTGACAATTGCATCAACCTGTTGACGCATCGCATCAACAACCTGTCTACGGATTTCAGCTTCTTCTCTGGCTTTCTCATTGATCCTTGCCTGTTGAGCGGCAATCTTTTGTTGTTCATCAAATATGTTGCGAGTTTCTTTGGCAACTTCGTTGGTGCCGCCAAATCCAAAGAATGCTTTTAGCCCTTCATAACCAGCATAGGCAGCAGTACCAATATAGGCCAATGCTTTGCCAAGCATTCCTATTTCTTCACTGGCATGTTTGGCTCTTTTGCCCAATCCCGTAACGGTCTGTCCAGTTACACGACCACTTCTAAACACCGCTCTAAATTGTGTTGCTAGACTGCCAAATGTTCTGCTTAATCCAGCAAAGGCGCCTGTAACCAAGCCTGGTACACTGGCCAATCCTCTAATAGCGGCTGCGGCTATACCAGCCGCTTTGCCAATCAATGTAAAAGAAGCAACTGCTATACCAATTTTGAGTGCAATATTAATAAACTTGCCCACAGCCTCTGTGCTTGACAGTATTGCTACAGCCAATTCACTTAATGGTAGTAGAGCTTGTAACAGTTGATTTTGGAAGTCATTAAATGAATTTTTGAAGTTCTGACTGGCTTGACCAGCTTTGTTAATACCTTCAGCAGTTTTTGCACTTTTTATTATGAATTGATCTAAATCAGCATTCAGCCCACTTACATCAACTCCTTTGAAACTTTCACCAAACAATTTGAGTGCAACACTGGTTCTAGTGGCACTGTCTGGGATTCTTTCCAATCCGGCTACAACACCTCGTAGAATATCTTGTTCACTGAGTCTAGCAAGGTCCTGTATAGAGATGCCAGCCTGTCTGAATGCATATTGCAGTTCACTGCTGCCCCTGGCAGCTTCACCAATATTTTTAACAAGGTCTGTGAGGCCATCTCTGGCTCTATCTATTGTACCACCATTTGCGGCTAATGCATTTGAGAAGCCTACAATATTTTCCAATGCAATACCGGTTGCTTGACTGAGGTCACGCATGCTGTTAGCCATTGCAAATGCATTTGTTATCAGTGCGGCTGCACCAACGGCAGCAATTGCATTTCTCAATCCATTAAAACTACTACTGGTGCTTTTGATATTTGTTTTTAATTTGTTTAGGTTGGCATTTGCTCTTGCAGTTTCAACACCAACGCTATAGTTAATATCAGCCATTTATTTTTTCCTCAATAGTTGTCGCTTACGACTTCTTAAATATTTAAGAGTTGGCTTACTCATACCCTTGCGTGCCTGTCTACTCCATCCAGTGTCTAATCGTTTGCCATATGGATATTGTAACACAATTGTATTTTTTCGTAGGATAGTTCGTCTCTGGGCATTGCCAGATCTCTTAGGTGTTATCTTGCGGAAATGTTCATACGCTACTTTTGCTATTTTACCCAATTGCTTGTTTAGTTTTTTCAAGCTAGGGGTCATAGTATCGCGTGTTTTTTTAACTGCCACCCTGGACTCTCTCCATCATCTCTTGTAAGGTATTTACCGGGATATTGTGTTCCTGAGGTTTGCCACTTGCCTTTGATTCAGCTTGCTCGCGTTGATAGTTCTCCCAACTGCGGGCCACATCCAGAACAAATAGATCAAGTGTGTCTGCAGTTCTTATTGCCACACTAGGCAGACAGCCATACCGTTGTGCCAACCCATCAAGGATCAGCACTCGGATTAGGTCTGGGTCATCGGGACTAAGCTCCCTGCCTGTTACTTTCCCAGTGTTTCAACCACTGTGTTCAACACTTTCAATAGTAGTATTGTTGGCAGTGCATTCTTTTCGTCGAGGATTTGTTTACCATCTTTGTCCAACACAAGTTCTCTGATTGTTTCAAATATCTCTGTGGTGTTCTCTGGTGTGATGTTTGCCATCTTAAGGTAAGTGGCCATTGGTTGACGATCCCATGTCCAGAATTCAACTGGTTCTTTGAACTCTTTGATTACATCTTCATCGTCAAGCGTGATCTTGATTAGTTTAGGTTCTTTGGCTAGGTCTTTGAGTTGCATTTTTTCTCTCCATTAATCTGTTAAGCAACAATAACACAAAGCTCTGTCTATTCTGGGCTTTGGTTATATCTCTTGAGGCACATTTGAGTTCGTTGTTGGCTTTCGCTGACTCTTCAATCAGTGTGCTTATTAGTTCTTCTTCTGTTAATCTGTCAATAGGGTCCATGGTAATAATAGAACAGGGTTGCCCCTGTTCTATCCTTTATTTGTTTTTAAGATACAATGTAATCACTATCAACTGTTATTGTGATAGGTGTTACCCAAACTGGTGAATCAGCTGACACTGTTGGTGCCAATCCTGTGATGTATCCAGTTCCAGTAAGTGTTTTACCTGTAGTAGTATCTGAGTTGTCACCCAAGTACAATACAAACTGACACAGTGTTTTGTTTGTTGATGCACCAAAGATACCAGCCTGGTCAAATGTACCAGTTCCGCCAGAAGCGCCAAAGAATGCGTCTCCGTTTAGAACCAAGTTCATTGACAAACTGTTTGTTGCTGTTGTAGCAACATTGAGTTTTGATGTTGCATCTAATTGTGTCCAGGTGAACACATCGTTACTTGCGTTAACGGTCACATCTTGAAGTGCCGGTACTAAGATTGATCCTTTAGTAACACCGGTTGGATCAGTGTTGTCTGTAAGAGTCAGTGTTAACTCAACTCCTGAGACACCCGGTGCGGGGTAGATATAAGCCATGTTTTTTTTCCTTATTGACTAGTTAGTTTACTATTAGTTTAGTAAAATTGAATACAAACTCGGTAACCAATCTATCAGCGTTGAACTCGGTACTCACATCAGTTGACTTTTGTTGAAAGCCAGTGATAGCGGGGTCCAAGCGGGCACTTTTAATTTGATCAACCAAGGTTGCATATCCCGATGGTAGTATCTTTGCATCTACTACAACAGTAACGGTGTTGGTAACTGTCTCAGCTACCACTTGACCGCTAGAGTTAAGTACATCGAGTAAAGGGTCTTGTGAGGTTTGATCTTGATCAACATACACTTTTTTCAAGTTTTTGAGGAACAGTGGTGCACCGTCCCCTTCATATGGCAATTCCTGAGTAACTGAAAAATCAGTACCAGTTATCGCCGTACCTAGAAATGTTAACAGTGTGTCTCTCATTATCTATATCTCCGTAGATTGACGAATCCAGGTTGTTTCTCTTCACTAGTAATACCTGTGGCATCATTATTGAAGTTGTACCA